TAAAAATTATATCAATGAGTAAATAGCATATGAAGTTTATGTTAGTCTTACAAATCTGCTCATCTATTTATCAACAATGTTCTGAACCAATGCCTAATAATATACCATATGATAGTTATTACGATTGCTCTACTGCTGGATATTTGAACGCACTTACGATAAACCAATCACTAGGAATAGCAGAAGTGAATAAAGGTAAAATTTTAATTAATTTTAAATGTGAGGAAATAGCAACCAGTTAATATGAAAATTAAACTAACTAAGCCACAATACGAGGTTAGTTCTTCCAAGAAAAGATTTAGAGTATTAATATCAGGTAGAAGATTTGGTAAGACTTATTTATGTATTACTGAGATGATGAAATACGCATCTCAACCTAATCAGCAGATATGGTATGTAGCACCGACTTTTAAAATGGCTAAAGAGATATGTTGGTCTCATTTAAAAGAAATGCTTAACCAATTTAATTGGATTGAGGATATTAACGAAACAACTCTAACTATTAGAATTAGAAAAACAAATAGTACAATATCATTAAAAGGTGCAGATAATTATGATGCACTTAGAGGCACAGGATTAAACTTTTTAATATTAGATGAGTTTGCAGACATAGATAAAAGAACTTGGTTTGAAGTATTAAGAGCATCAGTATCAGATACTTTAGGAAATGTTTTAATGTGTGGAACACCTAAAGGTTATGGTAATTGGGCTTATGAAATGTATCTTAAAGGTAAGCAAGATAATCAATGGTCTAGCTTTCAATATACTACTGTTGAGGGTGGTATGGTTTCAAAAGAAGAATTAGAACAAGCTAAACAAGACGTAGATATTAGAACTTATAGACAAGAGTTTGAGGGTGCATTTGAAAATTATGCTGGTGCTGTATATTACAACTTTCACCCTGTTGATTCTGTTATAGATAAAAAAATAGATTGGTCTAAACCTTTTCATTTAGGTATGGACTTTAACGTAGACCCAATGTCAGCTTGTGTAGCACAAATAGAAAAAGATAAAGTTTATGTAGTAGATGAGATAGTAATTTATTCAAGTAATACTGATGAAATGTGCCAAGAGATAAGAGATAGGTATGGTGCAAAAGCACAAATATTCATTTATCCTGACCCAGCTTCAAGACAACGTAAAACTTCTGCTGGTGGTAAAACTGATTTATCTATATTGCAAAATGCTGGTTTCAAAGTAAAAGCAAAACATAAACACCCATCAATTAGAGATAGAGTCAATGCAGTAAATAGTAAGCTAAAAGATTCTAAGGGTAAGCGATATATTTTTGTTTCTAAATCTTGTAAAACAATGATAAAAGGATTACAAAGACAAATATACAAGGAAAACACAAATATTCCTGATAAGGAACAAGGTTTTGACCATATGAATGATGCTTTAGGTTATTTAATAGATTACATTAAACCACTAACAAGTAATATTCCATATTCACAACCGACAAGATGGGCAATTAAGTAATGGCATATTCAAGAGATACTGCAATAGACGTACATAAAGATTATAAAGAAAATGTTTCTAACTGGGAATATTATATACGATCTTATAATGGTGGATATGATTATACTCTTGGTCAATACTTAAATAGATACAATCTTGAGTTAGATAACGAGTTTAATCAAAGACTTGCTAACACACCTTGCGATAATCATTGTAGAAACGTAATACAAATCTATTCATCTTTTTTATTTAGAGTTAAACCATCAAGAGATTTTGGTTCAATGTCTGATGAACAAAGTTTAGACACATTCCTACGAGACGCAGATTTAGATGGTAATAATTTTAACAACGTAATCAAACAAGCACAAAACTATTCTTCTATTTATGGTCATTGTTTTATGATTTTAGATAAACCGAATCTAACATTAGGAACAAGAGCAGAAGAATTACAACAAGACGTAAGACCTTATGTATCAATCGTAACACCTGAAAATGTTTTAGATTGGAATTTTAAAAGAGAACCAAATGGTAAATATGTTTTAGACTATTTAAAAGTTAGAGAAGAAGTAGATAAAGATGGTGGAACATATATGAGGGTTTGGTATCCTGATCGTATAGATACTATTTATATGGCAGATAGAGAAGAACCCACAGTAATAGATACTGCCGATAATCTGATTGGCAAAATACCAGCAGTTATTTTATACAATTCCAAATCTCACAAAAAAGGGATTGGTCAATCAGACCTAACAGATATAGCAGATTTACAAAAAGCTATTTACAATGAGTATTCAGAAATAGAACAATTAATTAGATTATCAAATCACCCATCATTAGTTAAGACTCCAAGTGTTAATGCTTCTGCTGGTGCTGGTGCAATAATAGAAATGCCTGAAGAAATAGAACCAAACTTAAAACCTTATTTACTTCAACCTAATGGTTCTAACTTGAACTCTATTATGCAATCTATTGACAGCAAAGTTAATTCAATAAATAGAATAGCCCATATTGGTGCAGTAAGAACTACAAAGACACAAGTAAGTTCAGGTATAGCTTTACAAACAGAATTTGAATTACTTAATGCTAGACTATCTGAAAAAGCAGATAACTTAGAATTAGCAGAAGAACAAATATTTAGATTATACGCACAGTTCCAAAATGTTAATTTTGATGGAGAGATTAATTACCCTGACTCATTTAACATTAGAGATTATGCTAGTGATCTTATGTTCTTCCAACAAGCTAAATCATCAGGAGTTGAGTCAGCTACACTAACTAAAGAGATTGATAAAGAGATAGCAAGAGCAGTAGTTGATAATGATGAGAAGCTAAATGAAATCTTTGAAGAAATAGATACTAAACCTGAGGTCGGTTCTTTCACACAAGATGAACCACAGCAAGAAGATCAAGAAGTAGAAGAAGAAGAAATTTAATGAATGTCAGATATAGTTCAAAAATCTACCGAGTATCGTATTAAGCAAATAGAACTTGCAGAAGCAAAGTATTATAAAACACTTACATCAACATTAGACAGAATAGAACGAGAAGTAGTATCATTAGCCAATAGAGATTTACCTACATCAAATGGTAAGCTTATAGAACTACAATCGGCAGTAGCCATAAGACCTAAAATAAAACAAATCATAGATGCTGAATATTTACCTTTTGCAGATCAAGTTGTTAGAGAGGGATTTAATAAACAAGCTAAGAGAATAGAAAAAGCTTTTAAGAGAGTTGGTAATATACCTGTTGAGTTTCAGGAATTAACTAAAGGAGATTTATCTTTAGTTCAAAATTTAAAACAGCAATATTACACACAGTTTAAAGATGTGTCTAATACTTTTACAAGAAGATTATCAGAAAAGGTTTATCAGAATACTTTAGTTGGTTCTGATTTTGCAGATTTAGAAAAAGAATTACGACAAACTATTAATGGTATTTATGCAAGTTCAGATGATGCAGAAGCGAATCGTTTAGTTAAGTTTATAGAAAATAATAAATATAAAAAGTCTATGCAATCAAGAGTTGATAAAGCAGTTATTACATTACAAAGTAAATTTGCTAGAGATCGTGCTGGTGAGAATATGAAAAGGTTTGCTGGTCAGATATTAAACGACTCTTTACGAGATTTTGATGCTACTTTAAACTTTAATAAGTCAAAAGATGCTGGTCTTACATTTGTTAAATACTATGGAGATGTAATACCCACAACACGACAGATTTGCAGAAGTCTTGTAAATGGTGTAATAAAATCTAAGAGAAGTGATGGTCTTTTTACGATTGGTGAAATTAGACGAATATGGTCATCAAGAAGTTGGTCAGGCAAAAAAGCTGGAGACCCACTTGTAGTTAGAGGTGGTTATAATTGTCGTCATCAATGGAGTTACGTCAATCCTGATTGGTATGATAGTAACGGTGAACTAATAATATAGGAGTAAAAAATGTCAGAAAATAAAACACAAGCAACTTCAGCACCTGTTGAAGCTAAAGAAGAAGTAAAACAAGAACAACCAAAAACAGAATCTAAATCTTTCACACAGGAACAATTAGATAATATTGTTCAAGCTAGAATAATGTCAGAACGTAAGAAGTATGAGAGAAAAATGGAAGAAGAAGAAAAGCAAAAAACAGAACTTCTTAAACAAAAACAAATGGACGAAGCTAAATCAAAAGCTGAAATAGAAAAGTTAATGAAAGAGAGAATAGCAGAAAAAGATAGTGAAATCTCTAAATATAAAACAGAAGTTAAAAAAGAAAAGATTGATAATTCTATCTTATCCGTTGCATCAAAGAATAATGCAATTAATCCTCAACAAGTCGTACAATTAATTGAAAGAGAAGTTAAATTAAATGATGATGGAAGAATAGAGGTACTTGATAATAATTCTAATGTAAGATATAACCCAAAAGGTGAACTCTTAACAATAGAAGATAGAGTTAAAGAGTTCTTAGATACGAACCCACACTTCCGTAATGCAACAACACAAGGTTCAGGAAGTAAAGCAAGTATCGGTGGTAATACTGTAAAACCCTTTAAAATTCAGGACTTAGATATGAGCAAGGCAGAAGATCGTAAGCGATATGCAGAATATCGTAAAGAACGAGAT